CACCAGCGGCAACACGCTAAAGCAGTCTCTTACTGAGCTTGCCAGCGAATCGCCCGAGCTTCAACGCATTGGCATGCGTCGTCTGACTGGACTGACTTTTACAACGATGGCGGCACCCGTTGCACTACAGCAGACCGCGATGATGTTGACCGGTGTGGACTCAGATCAGCTTGATGCTGTGCGCCGAAGCGGGCCTGAGTGGTCTCGCAATAGTCGCCTCATTCCTACAAGCGTGGATGATAAGGGTAATCTGACAGGTTACTTTGATTACAGCTACACAAATCCATACGATTATCTGCAAAAGCCAATTCAGGGTATTTTCAATGCTGTCGTAGACGGGCAGGATCTTGGCAAGGATCCTGGAAAAATTGCATTCGATGCAACTATGGAAGCAATGTTGGAAATATTTGATCCGTTTATTACCGAATCAATCATCACGGAAAAAATTGTAGATGTAACCCAGCGCCGTGGCGAGACAAAGACAGGTTCCAAGGTTTATCGTGAAGTGGATGAAGCCGGCACCAAAATAAGAAAGAGCTTTGTCCACATTCTGGACGCATTCAACCCCGGCATGTCTCCTGTCGATTTAAAAGCGCAGAAAAAAACAACTCAGATGCCGGGTGTGGAGTTAGGTAGATTCATGCGCGGCATGATTAGTAGTGAAGCTGATCCCGCCGGCAACGAGCGTTTTGCTGCGACAGAATTTCTTCGCGCTATCTCGGGGTTGTCTGAAATCGAAGTGAAGCCGGACAACATCGTTATGTATTCCTCGTTTGATTACTCCGGCAACATTACCGGAGCACGGCAAAACTTTAATACTGCGGTCAAGACTCGCGGTTCTTTGACAGATGAAGAAGCAATAAACGCTTATCAAAACGCAAACGAAGCCCTGTTCCGAGTGCAGAGTAAGATGTACCAGACTGTCAAAGACATGCGGGCACTGGGCATGGATGACGCGGACATCCGAAAATCTTTGAAAAAGTATAAGATAGGAAATGTGCGTGAGCTTATGAATGGTGAGTTTGTGCCGATGGCTATAAGCCGAGAAACAAGGCGAGAGGTCCGAGAGAACGGAAATGATCTTCCGATATCTGCACTGAACGATATACGCTTCGATCTTAAAGGCACTCCTCTCGGATCGCTGGAGGAGCCTGATGAAACTCGGTCCTCGGATCTTTCTGCGGCACCGACGAGTGGCGGGCTTTTCTCAGGGGATTGCGCTGACACCTCAACAACAGTTAATGCAACAGAACACGGGGGCGCCATCTCCCTCTAGCGTTGCTCCTCCGGCAACGACGGCAGCCCCCGTACCCACAACTACAAGTCCCGCAAACGCGACAGGCGTTGGCTGGTCTTAACCCGGGAACTCAACTGATAGCCACAAGGACTGGACCATGAACCTAGAACAGTTACAAAAAGAGCTAGCCGCCGACGAAGGATGCAAGCTCGAGATCTATTTGGACCATCTTGGCTACCCCACCGTCGGAATTGGCCACCTAATTACTGAAAATGACGAGCTTTACGGCTTTGAAGTCGGCTCAGAGGTCTCTCAGGAGCACGTCGATGAACTATTCCACGAGGACATCCAACGAACTGTACGAGATTGCGAATTATTGTATAGTGATTTCAACGAGTTATCGGAAGAGCTACAATTGATCATCGCAAACATGTGCTTCCAATTAGGTCGTCCTCGGCTAACAGGCTTCAAAAAAATGAAAGCGGCAGTCGATTCTAGGGACTGGGCAGAGGCCAGTCGTCAGATGTTGGACTCGAAGTGGGCTAAACAGACTCCGAATCGGGCGTCTCGTTTGTCTCATCGGATGGCGGCGTTGGGTGATACATAAGATAGAACGCCTTACACTCAGGGCATGACAGGTTAGAGACGATGAAGTAGTCCTCGTCGTCTTCAATGTCGTGATCACCGCCCCAGATTAATTTTCCGCCACAAGCAAAACAGTTTTGCATCACTTCTTCTCCCTGATAGGCACTGCCTTCAGCGTGTAGCCGAGGTAGTTCAGTGCTGCTTCCATGTCACTGATCCTGGGGGTGTGCGTCGTGCGCCACTTACGCAGGGTGTCACGGTGCAGTCCAACCCGCTCTGACAGATCCATCTGACAGCAACGCTGCTTGTGCATCTCCTTGAACAGGAACTGAACAACCGGGTTGCCGTTGGCGATGGCGGGACGGTAACGAAACTTTCTCATCCCACCTCACCCCAGTTGTTGCCAAGCTCGGTATCCACATCGAAGGGAACCTTCAGTCCCTTCACACAAGTTGACATTATTTCACTGATCCGCGCTGCCTGTTCATCAGAGTTCACGTTAAAACACAATTCGTCATGCACCGTGAGGATTGGTGTGAATCCTTCTGAATAGCACACCGCCATCGCCTTCTTTGTCTGGTCGGCACTTGAACCTTGAATCAGCTTGTTCAGCGCCTTGTATGTAAACGCCGGCCTGATTGCCCCACGTCCGCCATATTCCTTGGCGGCTTCTTCGAGTGGCAGAGGCTTGTGGTAGCCGAACATCTTTGGCTCCCACATGTTAAACCGGCACTTTCGTCCCAGAGCGGTGCGGATAAACCCGTTCTTTTCTGCCTGACGCATGGCAAGGTCTGCCATGCCTTTCACGAATGGCACCTTGTCGTGGTACTTGCCCAGCAGTTCGGTCGCCTCGTCCACCTCGATGTCCATGACACCAGCCAGCTTCTTCTTGCCCATGCCGTACATGATACCCAAGTTCACGGTCTTTGCTTCTTTGCGACTGATCCCTGCTAGGTCTGCCACCTTCTGGTGGAAGTCGGCAGCGCCTTCGTGGTATTCTTGTACAACTTCTTCGATCATGGGGTGTGGGTTTTTTAGTGACGCACAGTAGTGGGCCAGCCACCGTGGCTCTTGAGATGCGTAGTCAAACGATCCCCATTTGTGCCCCTCTTCTGGTATGAAGAGTCCGCGAATCATCTTTTTTATTTCTGGATCTCGTGCCGGGATTTGCTGGAGATTCGGGTTGGACGAAGAAAATCGTCCGGTAACTGTGCCCCCTTCATCTGAACGAAGAGGGTGAAAATCACAATGGATACGCCCGTTATGAGAATGCTCGAGTATAGTTTCGATAAATGTCGTGTTGGCTTTGTTAAACTCGCGAAGGCGTACGATCTTCTGCGCGACAGGATGCTCGTGATTCGCAAGAAAAGCTTTTGTAAAAGCGGGCGCATTAGACTTTTCTGTCCTTTCGTACGTGAGCCGAAGCGCGTCGAACGCCTTTGCTATCGATGTGGCAACCCAAGGCTCTACAAGGACGCCGGTCTCTTCCTTTATTTCTTTAAGTAAAACTGACTCTCTAGTCTTCAGTTCTTTTCGCACCTGCTCTGCGCGATCTACGTCAACACGGACACCAGTCTGTTTCATGTCTAGCAGCAGTGGAGTCAACGACGACTCTAGTTCAAAGATGCCTGTGCATTCATCGTCACGCAATTCCTGTTCCAAACGATCCCACAGTCGCAGAGTAACAGCAGCATCTTGCTCGGCATACGGGCCAACAAACTGACTGGGTAGTTGCCACATGCCAGACTTGGGATCTACACCAAACACATCCGCCGCCTGACGCAGCAGCTTTTCGTTTTTAAACTCACTGAGATAGTCACGAGCCAGGCTGTTCAGGTTGTAGTACCGACGGTTTTCGTCGAGCAGCGGCGCTGCAACCATCGTATCAATCACCCGACCCTGCACTTCGATGCCAGCCCAGCGCAACCAGCCCAGATCGTACAGTGCGTTATGCATAATCTTATCGATGTGCGGTGTAGCCAGTTGTTTCTTCAGCCAGTTGACCACCTTCTTCTCTGATATATTCCCGCCGCCTTCGTGACGCACGGGATAATACCCCACAAAATCCCCAGCGGCTACAGCGTAGCCAATGACGTAACCATCATCTCGGCACCACCCGGGTCCGAGCCGCGTCAGATTTGGATCTCGAGTCTCAAGGTCGATGGCAATCCGATCAAACTGCGTTAGGTCAGGGAAGTTGGACGGTGGAGACCACGTTCCCTCAACCCCTGACGCCGCTACACGTTTCAGGTCTTCTGCATCGAAGATGTCAAACTGATGTTTCTTTTTCATCGTTAGAAATCTCTCCTCCCAGAGCGGCATAGCCTATGATATCTACCCACGAGTCGTCCTTGTGCATGTCCTCGGCAAGGCGGGCAAGCTTCAGGCCGATCATCATTGCAGTCACCTCTGTCGGCGTGATCTTGTCCAGTAACTTGGAACGAAGCAGCACGTTCCAGATCGCAGCAATCCGCTCGTGGTTTACCAACGCTGGCCCGTAGTCCTCGGCCCTCGGACCGTTGATTAGTCCCTCTGCTTCCCGCAAGAAGTGTTCTCTGTTCTTCATATCGCATACCTCACTTTGCCGGATTCAACGACGTGCAGGTTCTGTCGGGCGCGGGTGGCCCCCACATAAAAAACACGCGCCTCGTCGTCCGGATCGTTCTTGTCACAGGTCTTTGTGGTTTCGGTCAGGAGTAAGACGTTATCCGCCTCGCCACCTTTTGCTTTGTGAATCGTCGATAGACGGATCCTCGGTTTCGCATCCCCCAGAATCTTCTCGCCACTCCTCCGGATAGAGGCTATGTACAGTGCCTCCTTCTCCGAGGCCCGCAGAACCTTGGTCCAGTGCATATCTCGCGATACGAGCATGTTGCAGTTCTCGATAAGTTCGTCGAGAGAGTAGGCGATCTCGGGGTCTAAATTGTTGAAGCGTCTTTTCCCCTGGCGGTTGATAACTTCCTTCCTCAAGTACGAGCCAAAAGTCTTCATTTCCAGTGGGGTAAATTTTTCGCCTCTGCATAATCGGATCCATACCTCCAGTGCGTTCAGTGTTTTCGGGGAGATGGACCAACCCGAACCCTCGCGCCAGAAGACGAAGCCTTGATCTTTAAGAGAGGCGGCGACTTTGTTGACGATGTGATTTGTACGGCCAAGGATAAGCCACTCACCAGTTCGTAGGTCCACGTTCATGATATCATGATGGAACTTAACGGTGCCAGCGTGATCGTTCGGATCCCAGCTTTTATCTTGTCGCACCGCCACACGACGGATGATGCTCTGAGCCACATCGTAGATCGGCTTGGGTAGACGATACGATCTGTCCAGAACGGTGACGTTTTCAGATGCGTTCATGAAGTCCTTCACATCCACACCCATCCACGAATAGATGCACTGGTCATCGTCGCCCGCGTAATAGACAACCTTGGACCGTGGAACTAGAACCTCTCGAATCATGCGCCACTGCATTGGTGTCAGGTCTTGTGCCTCGTCCACAATCAACAGGTCGAGGTTCGGGCCTTCGCCGCCGAGGGTGAACTGCTCGATCATATCGACGAAGTCCACCTTGTCGTGCACATCCTTATACCGTGCCAACGCATTCTCAACCAGCCGCAGTTGCTGCCGGCTCATGCTCCAGTGGGCAGATATGTCGAACTCCCGCTCGGCAGGAATCTCTGCCGCCCGCGCCTTGCTGATGATGTTGATGTACGCATCGCCGCCGACACCAGTAGCAAACATTGGACCGTCTTCCATCTTCAGCGCAGCGTGTGACCGAAACTCGAGTCCGAGTGCCTTGCCAAGATCGTTGTAGTCAGCGCCGCGCATGACATCCTGCTGCTTTAAGCCGAGGTACTTGAACGCCATCGAATGCAGAGTCCGGAACCAAACAAGCTGTTTCTTGTCATATCCGAACTTCTCTTGTGCACGGGACAGCGCCTCGTCTGCTGCCTTGCGGCTAAACGAAACAAATGCAATGCGCGTCGGATCCATGCCGCCTTGCAGCGCCTCGTCCACGATGTTGAGGAGGGTGGTTGTCTTGCCTGTGCCCGGTGGGCCAAAGATTGCCTTTTCCATCAGAACGGAATGTCCTCCCCTTGTATGTCGATGTCCGGAGCTTCGACCTCGGAACTAAAGGCTGGGATGTGCCAGACGCGGATGTTCTTCCACTGACCATCAGACCCCTTGAACTTTTTTGTCCGCTGGCGTTGCCGTCTGGGTTCATCTCCTTCAGGCGCTCCTGAATCTGACCACGGCTGTAGGTGTCGAAGCGGTTGTTCCGCAGGTACTTGATCAGGGACTCGATACGGAAGTAGGTCAGCCCGTCATCAGTCCACGGCTTGCCCAGTGCTAGTTCCTCGGGACTCGCAGCTTGAACCCTGCCGGTGCAGAACTCTTCGAGGAAGTCCATGAACTGACCCTTGTATGTCAGTTCCTCCGGCACCTCGATCTCGCTCATGTCGGACATCAGCATCGTGACCATAGCCTGCCAGTCGCCCAACTTCATTAGCGGAGGCATTTGATGGATCTGTTCCATACATGCCTTCTGGAACTTCTGCGGTGTCTGTAGCTCCTCGGTAATCAACTCTACACGCTTGCCATCAACGTCGCAGAACCAGACCGGCGGCTCCGACTTGACCACGCACAGCCCAGTGATGTCGGCGGAGGCACTGCCCCCACCGATTCCGAACTGCTTCGTTTTGCACAGGGTCTTGTTGCAGCGAGACTTGAACGGCTCCTGCTGGCAGGGGAAACCGTACTCTTTCTTCTCGTGTTGTGTCTGGATGATCACCATCTCGGATGCAGGCAGCGGAGGCTGCACATGAGACATGTTGATCTCTTCGAGCCTGCCCTTCCAATTTTCTGGCTGCTCTTTCTTACACGCCACGCACGTGCCGAACATTACGATGTTCCGCGTTCCCTCTGGTACGCCGTCCGAGAACAGGCTCTGCATACAGGGTGGGTATTCCATAAACTCGTCGAGGCTGCGCCCGAGGGACAGTGTAACGAAAGCGTCTGGAGTACACCGTCGAGCTTCAACAAGCTCTAGGAACTCCTCGATCTCTGCTTCGTCGCCATCTTCCTTAATGGCGTAACGCATCGTCTGTTCCGAATCAAAGTACGGAAGGTTAATAAAGTTACCAACATCACCACGCTCGACGAGAAGCTGCTCCTGCTTTGGGAACACCTCGCAACCGCCGTAGCCAAGAAAGGCACTGATCTCACCCGCCTTGTCACGGAACTCACCAGCGCCAATTTCCTCTGTGAAAAAGAAGAAGATATGTGCGCCACCTGATTTCGAGCGGCAGACCACAGCCGGGATATCATTGTCTCGTAGCCTCTTGTCTATTGCCACAAGGTCGAGCGGGTACTGATCGATGTCGAGTGCACCAAAGGAACACTTGTTGTTTTCCTTAATCGGGATCGAGCCAACACCCTTGGCGCCGGCAAGATGCCCTTCAATAAGTTCGAGCGTGAGCGGCTGACGTACGATAAAGGACTTGGCCTTCTGCTTACCGGCTCGACGTTCTTCTGATATTTGTGTCTGTCCATGTGCTGCGCTGAATCCTTCAAACGCAGCCATGAACCGTTGTGCTAGGTTCATACCTGCCCCCATAAAAAAAGGCAGGGGGTGATTAACAAGCAAACTTCGTGCGCGAAAGGAGCACACCCACCGGACCTGTTAATCTTTCCGCAGCCCCCTGTACCACGGTCAAAACCCCGGTGGATTAGAAGGGGATATCGTCGTCAGTGTTGCTGGAGGCAGCGTTCGACTGCTTGTTCATCTCGTCCTGTGTACCAGCTTGTGTCTTTACATCGCCGGAACGGAACGACTGGAAGAATGCTTTCGCAGCGTGAAACGCGGAACTTGGAACTTCGGTCGGCTCGACACGAGACACGCCATAGTTGTACCACGTACCCTTGTCGTTGCTTTCCGAGATCACCGTCATCTTCCAGGCAGTGCCCCACATCGGTGGGTTGAACAGACCTTGTGGTCCTTCGTACTGCACCATACGCATCTGCGTATTCCAGCGACGAGACACCTTCAACTGTGTCTTCTTCATGTCACAGATCGCCTGCTGTGTATGACCCTGTTTTAAGATCAACAAGCAACACAAGATGCTGTGCCGAACGGACAAGCTCATTACCCGACGGTAGTATTTCTGCCGCGCCATTGCGTGTAGTGTTCTTCACGTCCGGTGAATTAGGATCCAACTCACCGTGGAAACCTCCACCAGCCTCACGCAATCCGAACTCGAGGTACTTGACGGTGTACCCACACGGAATAACTACTACGCCTTCCTCGCCGTCCCAGACCTGCTGAGTAACGGTGTTGAACAGGTCACCTGCGGATGCGCCCTTAATAAACTTGGCGTCACCCTTCTGCACCTCTGGCGACAGAGGCTGGAGAATCCGCAAGAACGGAATCTGCATATCCTCTGTACCAATTGAATCCATGCCCTCGCCTGCAAACTCTGCCATGTCAGCAAAGATTGTGGACGGTGCGGTTTCTTTCTTATCTGCTACTGCTGTACCAGCCATGTTAGTTTTCCTCCTTTGGTGAAAACGGTCCAGCGTGATCGAACGCAAAATGGTCTTCACTCACATACTCAATCATTTGTTTCCGCACCTCTTCTCGCAGTGCATCTTTCCAATCCAATCCAGTCTCGGAAAAATCCACTACCACCTTGAGCCGCACTGCAACGTCATAGAGGCACTCACCTCCAAACACTTCCAGTTCTTCTTCTGCCGTAAAACTAGCAACACTCATTTTTAGCTCCTTGAAATCTTGGCTTCTGTGCCAACGAAAACCCCAAATGTGTCGAAGTCCAACTCCTTGCCGGCTTCGATTCTGTTCTTGACCCACGCCTTCAGGGTGGACGGATGTACGTGAGTCTTTTGTGACGGATCAAGACCGTACTGTTGCCGGAGGTCATCTACCACCGAGCCAGCCATGTTGTCTTGTCCTGCTGAGAACGAGATCGTTACATCATTTTTTATGATGTCGGCCTCGCCAATGGATCGCAGATAACCGAACGCTTCATTGCGCTTGTCCTCTGTAATCCGCGCGTGAACGAACTGCCGCAGAGTAACCTTGTTACCGTCCACGGTGACGCTGTCCATGCCCATCTCTTCCATGAGCATTGGAATATCTTCTTCGTTGATCTTGCGCTTTTTAAATTTCAGATCTTTCAGAAACTGTTCTGCATCTGCGATCTGCTTATCGATCTCGAGGGATCGACGGATCAGGTTGGAAAGGTCGCTTGCGCCTTCCTTCTGCACGTTGTCAAACTTGTCGGCGTTGACTGCCTCTTCTTCAAATAGCGAGAACACATCGCTCATCACTCTCTCCTTCTGGTAAAAAGTTTAACCCCTTCGGGTGGTGGTGCAGCCCTGCCCACGGAGGTAAGCGCGGGCTGCGGCCAGTGTGATACACCGGCAAACTTTTATGGTCAAGCAGCTTTCTGCTGCTCCTGTAATTTGACCATGTGTGCAATCTGACGACTCACACTTCTGTCGCTGTCCTCTGCCAGCTTCTGTAACTTTTTGTAAATCTCTATCGACACTGCAACAGATTTGTACTTCGTCTTGTCCACGTTCTTCTCCTTGATTTTATACGAAGATTAAGGGAAACTTACCCCATACAATGCGAGGGAGTCAAGCATTCAATGGGAATAGATCATAGAATCCGTGACGGCGCTCAATGTGAGCTTATTGCCGCCGCGTGGTTGGTACAACAAGGGTGCTATGTCTACCAACCGGTCATGTCTCAGGGTCCAATAGACCTGATTGCTCTTGCGCCCGACGGCAAGCTGCACCTGTTCGATGTCAAGAAAGCAGCGCAAAGAGAAAACGGATCGTACATATCTCGAAAGCTTAAACCCAAGCAGAGAAAGATGGGCGTACGTCTTCTGTATGTGGAACCCGAGACGGGGAGATGTGCTTTGTACCCTCATCAGCTTTACTCTTCTTTAACAGTTCAACATCAGGCCATCATCGAGAAGGCTTCTAATCGTCATTGGCACGGGGGGAGAGTTCCAACCATCTCCGGACTTCTTCACCCAGAGCAGCAGCCGACAGTTCAATCTTCTTCTGAAGCGTCTTCACAATGTGAACATCCACAGTCTGCGGAGCCATCAGGTCAACGTATAGAACAGGATGATGCTGACCAATCCGATGCGCTCGATCCTCTGACTGCACCCTACTCTCGAGATTAAAGTCGTTTGCATAGTAAACCACGTTCGTTGCAGCATGCAGTGTCAGACCCATGCCAGCGGTCTGCGGGTTGCCAACAAAGAACCGAACATCACCTGTCTGGAATTGTTTCTTTGCCTCCTCGCGCTGGTCACTGGTCGTGTCGCCGAAGTATGTGACTGTGCTTTCTGGTCCATACTTTTTCTTTAGCTCTGCTTCAATCTTGCGGATGTCGTAGCGGAACCTGGACCAGATAATAACCTTACCAGTCATCTCTTCAATACAGTCCAGCAGCGCCGTAATCCTGTTGCTGGGAATCTCGACCAGTTCGCCGTCGTCTGTTACCAGATGCCCACACAGTAGCTGTTGCAGCCTGATCAACTGCGTCATAGCAGCGGGCGCCGAAACCAACTCACCACTTTCAAGTATCGCAATCGCAGCCTTCTTGAGCGAGTGGTAGTGCTCGATCTGCTGCTTGGTCAGTGAGACATTGCGCGTGGTGTAGACTTTATCCGGAAGATCCAGCGCCTCGTCTTTCGTTACGCGATACGAAAACGTCAGCAGCTTGTTCGATAACTCTTCCAGATTCCGATAGCCCACCACCTGATTGAAACTGTGCGATCCCATCCGCTGCGTTCGCGTGATCGCATACCTACCTTGAAAAGAATAGAACGAGTCGAACCCGAGCAGCCGCTTGTCCATGAATCCACATTGTGCATACAAATCCAACGGTGACTTGGTTACCGGTGATCCCGTCAGGATTCTTTTATATGCAGCCTTTGCACCGAAGATGACCAGCGTCTTAGTGCGTTTGGCTTTGGGGTTCTTGATTGTAGTGGACTCATCAACAGCAAGTAAGAACGTGCTGCCTTGTGTGAACTTATCCACAAAAGCTGGCAGCTTCTTAGTCGCAAACCCTTCCACGTTTGCCAGAAGGATGCGGAAGACACCACGCTCTTTAACACCGGCTGCAAGACGTTCTGCCTGTGACTTGTTGGGACTCGGATTCCATACATAAACCTCGTGCGGAACGGCTTCGGGGAAATGGGTGGGAATCTCCGCCGTTTCCCAGTTGCGATAAACACCCTTCGGCGCAACAATAACCGCCGTGTCAATACAGCCCTGCTCGTAGAGCCACACCATGTTGTCAATAAGTACCTTCGACTTGCCACATCCCATCTCCATAAAGTAAGCGTAGTTGCGTTTGTCGTAGCTTCGAACCAGCGCTTCATGCTGGTGAGCATACGGCTCCGTCCTATAGTTAAACTTCATCCTCGGTCCTCGGTTCTTTTATGTTTGTTACATTGTAGCGCGGTGACTCTCGCAGCATCTTCTCCAGTTGCCCACGGGTACAGTCTGAACCACACTCCTCGAAAGCATCCAGCGCCTCTCGCAGCGACAGCTTGCCGTCCATGTAATCAAACTGAACGCGAATCATTTCTACAACTTCACTCATCGTCTGTTGCTCCTAGCATGATCCCGAATCGGGCAGCTTCGAAATACCAAAATATCTCTGCTGGATCGTGGACCGTGGTTATCATCTGCACTTCGCCAGCCTCGTTCTGACCAAGTATAATTAATTCCTTGAAGTTTTTTGCTGCGGCCTCACACACCTGCGGCACAGGGTCTCTGGCTTTTTCTACTTTGTGGACCGGAAAGCTAAGTACATTGTCGGTCATATCGCGCATTCTCCTTGGCAGCAGTCATCGATCACGCTGCCACATGCAGCACATTGATAGTGTCCATGAACCTCAACCCGACCAGCACCTCCACAGCGCGGGCATCGATCCTGCATCTCTTCCTCGTGAATCTTGGCAAGCATATCCTGACGCTTGTCCGGCACTATGTGGTGGCGACGGATGTCGCGCCAGCTTGGATCGCGGGGTTTCATGTCTGTTTCCTCATCAGCGGTACGGCAAACAATGTTGATAACCACTGGTTCTGTAGACTCTAACGTCATGGCTCGGAACATACTCTCCTCGTTGCGGTAAGACCACGCTTCGCAGATAGCCAGACTATTAAAACGCTCATCGCTCTGACGCATGTAGCATTTGTTTACCGGCAGACCATTCACATCCGCCGCAAAGCAGACAGCTATTATCGCAACAAACATATCACCCTCTCAGAATCCGTTCCCATGCTTCCATGACCTTATCTGCCTGACCGTCTTCGAAATCTTCCGGCCATTCGTGCAAAGTGCACAGCACTTCATTAACGCACCAGTCGATTACCTGAACAGCGGTGCTCCACTCCATAACAGTTCTTGCCTGTGCCTCTGGCATCAGTTTTGTTTCTTCGCTCATGTCCAATCTCCCTGAAATGACATATGATACTTTATTATCCCATGCCATGCAATGCTATCCGCTATTGCCTGCGAATCTCAGGCCACGGACTGACCCTACCAATCGCCGGAAGGTCATAGACCTGTGTGTTGCGGACAACAGGACCATTGATGCTGCCACCAATGTTTCCTCGATAGGGTTCCTCCTGAAATGTCAGATCGGCAGGAAAGCTGCCACCAAACATCAAATCAAAATCCGGATCCAGAACCCCTGCATACATGCATGCCGATGGATGAATATAAAACGCTCTACTCATTTCCAAACCGCCTTCATTCTAACGACGACAGGACGATCTTCGTCCTGCGTCTCGTTGCTTCTGATCTCGAGTCCGCAACCAGGGCACTTGATCCTCGGTGCTTTTGGTATCGCGGTCTGACACTTTGGACACATGCCGTGTGCCAGCCGCCTTGCCATTACTCCGTCGCCTTTATCAATCGTCATCTATCCTTGTCTCCACTCTGATGCAGAGTGCTTCCTGATTTATGGGCATGTTTTCCCAAAATGTTTGAGTCGATGCCACATGACATTCTGCCATAGTATCGTAGCCGCCCAGAGACTTGGTGTCGAACTCATCGACACCGTATCCCGTGACTAAAAGCAGAACCCAGACCAGCTTCATTCTTCGTCGTCCTTGTTGGGGTCGTCCTTGTTGGGGAGCGTAACCTTCAACTCCCAATCGAAAGCCGTGACACCGTGACCCCACTCGATCAGGATGTCATGCACCATCTCGGTGATGGCAAGCGACATGCGCTTGTCCACCTCACCGGTTACGTTCAACTCAATCATCATCGTCCTCCTCTGGAACATCCTCTGCAAAAATATAGTTTATGTAATACCCACCCGTACCCTGCGGCGGCTTGAACTCGAACTCCCTTTGTAGGTAGTTGATGATATCGTTCATCTTAGCCAGATCAGACAGCCACATATCGTTGCACTCTTCGACTGTGCAGCGAATGCTTTTCAGGTCGTTATGGACTTCCAACATCTTCCGACGCATTTCGCGCGTCACTCGCTTGTCATGTACACTCATTTTTTTTCTCCCTATTGCACTACTCGAAGTGATGGTGATTTCGAAGACTTGTTGGCGACTGCGTTAGTTTCAAGCCAATCAATGCCATCCTCTGTGATCATCCAGAAGTTTGTGAAATGTCCATCAGGCAGCATGGTGCTGATGAACCCCTCACAAGCACAAAGAGCCACCGAGTCAGCTTTTTCACGGGCCAGCTTGCTTTTTGTGGTTATGGGGTTTTCTTGGATGACTTGTAAAAGCCCTTGAATTTCCATAACCACCATCATGGTTTGTTTTTCATCCGGTATGATGTGATCCATCATTTGTCTTTCCTTTCTGCGCCATGAACCTTGATAGACACGCTGGCGTACACAAACCCTGTGTCTATGCCGCCTACGAAACAGTCGCCAAACTCCAGATCGGCGTCGTACAAACTGTCGTGCAGCTTCCACAGATTGTTCATCTTTTGCTGATTGTACCGACGCTTTTCAGCCATCGTCCAATCGACACAGTTGTTGTTGTCGAACACATCACCCGCCGCCTCATGTGCCAGCAAAGAGATGAAGTCGTGGTAGCTAGGCTTCTGTTGGTACAAGATGTCCCTGTCTTCCCAGTTGTATGGGTTCCCGCTATCGTCCTTCTCAGTCAGGCCGTAGTGATCAAGATCACAGAAGCATTCGTCGTTGTCCTTCCACCAATCTTGCAGGGTGTAGGACTCTTCTTCTTCTTGGTGCTTGTGAATCCTTAGTTCCGTAGCCCTTTCCTCGGAGTCATACTTGGGCTTCAGCAATGCCAAGATTTGCTCGGCATCGTCCTTGTCGCAAAAGGCAGCAATCACCGTTTTCTCCGGCTCCCATGCGTCCACTGCGTCGTCCCATCTCAACAGGTCAGGTTGACCGCGACTATTAAAATCAGGGACAGGCCAGTCGCTGCTGTCCACTAATACAATGCTATATCTCTCACTCACCTAGAATCTCCCTTCTATAGGTTTCGTCTTCGCAGGCACACTCGTCGCAACGAATGTCCCCAAAATAGCTGGTATGTTCCCAGCATCTCTCACCGCACTGGTCGCATTCGACTCCACGGTAATGGTACAGGCAGTCCTCAGAATCGAGGGACATACTGAACCCCCTCCTGCTGTAGCCGCTTGACGGATTTGTACCTGCGCCAAGCCGCATCGATTTCATCCTGCGGTGCCTCGTCAAAACAGAGATCACCGAACTCGCGCATGAGCCGACGAACCTCGTCGGCCACATGCATGATCCTGGGGTCAGGCTTTCCCACCAAATATCTCCTCCAGCTTGTTGATCTGTTCCTGCAACATCTCAGGCGTCGGAGAACGCTGACCTGTCATGTCCTCTTGCACCTCGTCATAGACTCGCAGATTCTGTGCGCCATTCTTCGCGGCCCACGAATCTCGGCTCATCCACGCGGCATCTTCTTCCATGCCAATCAGCCAATCACTTACCTTACCCATCACTCTTCTCCCTAATATCCTGTGCCAGACAAATCACTCAAAACCTCGTGCATCTCTCTCAGAAGCCACGGCTCTGGTTCGTCGTGAAAATTTTGGATGTTGTATAAATTGGCATCATGTAAGTGGATGCCCTTGAATGGACGAAACGCACTGACAGGCTTGTCAAAGACGGACTCGTGTTTCAGCGTGTCATTAACATTGTGGCCGCTCATCACCATCATGTCGCCAAGGTCAAAAGCCCCAAGACCGTCTGTTTTGGGCTGAACCCAATACTCGCGTTCCATAATAAAACGAACCGTCAAGATGTCCTTCTTCATCACTCTACCCTCTCTCCCTGATACTCGTAGGTGTAGTTGTATTCAGCATCCAACCCGTGCCATGCCTCTTCATAGGCATGATCCCAGTTTGTGTGGTAGCCGGTGGCTACGTCCTCGTCGGCGATACCCTTCGCCCAATGGTCGAGGCTAGGCTCATGGTCGAGCGGTAGTTCTTCCATCAGTCCAACCTCTCTTCTAATTCCACACGCACATCTTCGATGTTGTCATCCCAGATAACGTGGTTTGCTTCTTCCCTAGCCTCGTCATAGCTGTCTGCCTCAACATCAAACCTGTGACAGACAATTACTTCGACCTTCCATCTCTTTGTCATCAATAATCCTCCCTCGGCTCCGGCTCGAACCAGACCTTCTCGCCTGTCTCGCCATGCCAGCCCTCGTTGTATTCACCAATCTCCTCGACGGTCATGTGCTCAGAGTCTATGCGCTGACACCCATGATCGCTGTACCACTCCCAATGCGGGTTGTACCGCCGACCATAATACCTGTCCGCCGAACCTCGGTCCTTGGGACTGCCGTGCTTCGCATCGCCACGCACCCAAGGCGGTGCCACCCTTGCTCGTTTACCCATAGACCACACTCCCGAACAAACCTGTCTGCACGATCATGTCCGCAATCTCGGCGTCGATGTCACAGGTGTATGGATTCATAATCGACAGCTTGATCTCCGGCGGCAGATTGTTGATGCCCACCGTGACCACATCAAATGACTTGGCCTCGGTAACCTCGGATGTGCTGGACGGCCAGTCGTCAGCGTTGTGGTGAACCGCGATGCTGAAATTTTTGATGATGTCGCCACCGTCTTTCAGACTCCAGTACCGGCCCTCCGGCAGCTTGTCGTATGGGGCACTCGTCTCCAGATGGCGAATGTGGATGTAGTCCATCCAGTAATTGCAGCCGCCCTCCAGTGCCGTGACCCACACAGCCTCGGCAATCTCTGCCCACGCATCCCACGTCGGGCTGGATGAGATGGTAACCATTGGCGCACCAGTGGACGCCGAATGCTCAACCTTAATCATGTCAACTCTCCTTCCGTATCAATGAACATGCGCTTGGTCCGCGTGACCGTGGCCCACTTCTCACCCATATCCACGAACTCATCGACCTCGTAGATGCCGTGCGGTATCGCCCGCATCTGATTGAACTCATCACGCCCGAACCGATACACGCGGACGCGATTGGAAAAATCCTCCAACTCGGTGTTCATCTTCTTCCGCAGGAAATCGCGGTTGCGAATGATCACCTTCTTCAACTTGTCGATGCTGTCCACCATGTGGGTGGTGCTCGTCGAGATGATCAGCCCGTTGCTGACCACCTCCTGTTTCGCAAAATATCTCGGCATCACGCTGCCTCCCTTACTGCATAGAATTGAACGCGGCTAAAGAACTTCTCCACCTCGTCGGCATTACGAATGCCCGTGAACCGATGGTCGTCATGGTGGACAGACCAGACGCCATCGCTGGCAGTCACGAACCAAGAGCAATACTTGATGCCACCACGCGGACCAATACAGACCATCAGGTTGCTGCCGCTGCCGAACTTGGCCTCGACAATCGCCTCCTTAATGTAGCGATACCGCGTAACCTCAACCTCGCCACCCAGTGCCTCGGCGCGAGACTCAAGACTCGCGATCATTTCGTTCTGCTTTTTCATGTAAACCTCCGTGAAACTTGAACCTCGGTCCTTGGACCTATATAGTCCCATGTAGAACCAACATTGAGGATCGTCTCATATTATCCCATGTTACACAAGAGAAAATATTAAGCGTGTTCGCTCCTATAGCTTTTTCCACACGAAAAAGTTTTTGGAAAAAATTTTTGAAAAATGGTGGGACAAGTGGGACAAGTGGGACAAGTGTTGTTTTTGTTGAACAATTCTCGGCCCGCTTCGGCCCGTTTGTCCCGTTGCGAGTCCGACGCGCGCGACCTTTTCCTTTTGAAAAACAAAAACCCACAGAAAAACCTATAGGGGGCTTACCTTGCCAAAGAAGACCGCTGGCCTGACCAACAGGCAACGAGAGTTTGCTAGGTACTACGTCGAGGGGCGATACAGTAATGCTGAGTGCGCTCGGCTGGCTGGCTACTCGCCCGACGCCGCCAAGCAACACGCATACAAACTGCTGGATGGTACGTCCTACCCTCTGGTCACTGATCTGATCAAAGAACTGCGGGAAGAGCGGGAGCGCAAATACGGCGTGACCCTTGTCGGTCAACTCAAACGCCTTGACGAACTGTCGCGCGGGGCAGAAGAGTCTGGTCAATTCTCTGCCGCCATCAATGCGGAGAAGATCAGGTCCGCTCTCGGTGGCCTGACCATAGACCGGCGGGAACAGAACCACATCCACCAGCTTGACCAACTGTCGCGGGAAGAGATCGTCGCCCGACTCGATGATCTTCGCAAACGACACCCACATGCCTTTGACAATATGAAGAGGGTTGAAGATGCCTCGGACAGAACGCCAGCTATGGAACTCATTGAGGCAGAAGTTACCGAAAAAGACCCACTGCCAGCGGATTGAGAACCGTGCCGGTGAAGGTATGCCGGACGTATATCTGTGCATGGATGGTGTGCCGGTATGGGCTGAACTAAAAATTACCAAGAATGACCGCTTTACCATCTCAAAATCCCAGATTGCTTGGCATTTGGGGCATACGCGGTGTGGTGGTGTCAGTTTTTTCTTGGTCCACGACCCCTCTACGAGGCTTGTATTTTTGTTTGACGGTGGTTTAGCGGCCAAGTTGCACGGTTCGCGGCTCTCGGTCCTGCGTCCTGCGGCCCGCTGGTATGGTGATATATCTGCTGCGCCCTGCGCCCTGCGCCTTGCGGCCCGTGAGTCATGGATCGAGTTGCTCGATCCTGCGTCCTGCGGCCCTGCGCCCTGTGATGATGGCGCCGGCAGCACGAACGAAAACGGGGACGGACTATAGTCCGTCCCCGTTTCCCGGAGGAAGCTCCTAGTGTGTTTTGAATATGACATTGCGGGCGGGCTGTTCCCAGCACAGGACGCAATCACCGCAACCGCCGGTCTTGCCTTCCTGTTCTGGACAGATCAAGCTTTCACCTTTTACCGGCTGCGCTAACGCTTCACTGTTGGCGCTGTCGGGCAGATCGGGGCGATCTGACCAGCGAATCCGGAAGCGGTCCGGGTGCCGATCCTTTACCCGTTGGATGGCTTGCCCGATGGCCCTTTCCAGCGGAATGATGCTGTCGGGCCAGTTATGCGAGTAGCCCCATGCGGCCAGCTTCGGGTGATCATCCAGCCACCGGCCCCATTGTTCGACATATTCGACGGACCAAAAATCGCCCAGGACATGCAACCGAACCAGCGTCAGCTTGTCATGGCGGGCTTTTAATTCGTCGTCAATCTTGGCGATTAACTCCGGCCCATGTTCCAGCCGGTGTGCGAATGGCATGTTATTACCATAGCATGACTCTAGATGGTGGCATGTTGCGGGACATGTTGCCCGCTCTTCTAGCGTCAGAGTGTGGACGCGGTAACCTTTGAAGCGGCCTTTTAGGACTTCTTTTAAAAGCTTCTTATTGGTGACCGGTTTTAGGGCTTTGAATGGATAGTCCGCCATAGCTCGGCGGCTTTTCTTATATCGGGTTTGCATTTGCATGGTTTAACCTCCGCGTTTTTCCATGTCCTAAGATATTATCAGATAATCCCATCTAATCAAATAAAATAATCCTGCGTCCTGCGTCCTGCGTCCTGCGCCATATGTATATGGACCGCAAAAAACTAGGGCCACCGAATGGTGGCCCTAGTCTCCGGAGGGACCGATTAGCGCAGGCTTTCAAGCTCGACCTCGATCTCGTCCTTGAGATGTCGGCACTCGCGTATTGTCCGGTCTAGAAAATAGATGACTGCTTTGTCGTCAGGGTTTTTGAGTTGGCTCTCCAAGCATGTGACACAGGCTTTGATGCCTGCGATGGTCTGCTGTAAAGCCGGGATTTTATTTTCTTTTTCCATTGTTTTCTGTCTCCGTTTGGTCCGTGTTCCCCGGGCAGGTATCCAGCCTGCCCGGGCACGGAGGGTCTAGTTGGTGGGCGCTATGCTTTCAAGCTCACCCTCGACATGCTCAAGCTCACCGATGTGGTGCTCGATGGTGTCGAGCTTTGCCTCATCGGCAAAGTCATCATCCATCATGGCGCATGTCACTTCTTCCAGCATGTGAATAGCCTGACTGATCAGCCCATTCGCTTTCTGGATTTCATCTGCATACTTCATTTAATTAACCTCCGTTATTGAGCGATATTGCTCACCTAAATAATACCAGAATATCCCAACTAATCCAATAAATAATAGACCTGCGCCTGCGACCTGCGACCCGCGCCATATATATGTGGGCCTGCGACCTGCGCCCTAAGACCCAAAAACCCGCAGGGTTTTTGGGAAAACCCCGAACCGAAGCCCGGGGTTCTGTTATTAGTCTCCGATGATCTGTACCAACTCGCGCAGCGCCTCTTCGTACGCCTCCGCTGCTTCGTCGTTTCGACCCGCGAGTAGCATCATCGCCATGAACTCGATCCTAAACTTGGCGCGCTTGGCGCCCTCGATCATGTCTTGTTGTGTCATCACCAGTCCCCCCGCTGCTTCCGTTCAAGGATCTCGCCTACGCAAAAGTTGCACAGGAAGAACCCACCGATATCTTCGTCAGCGTGTTTTTGCATCTCGCCCTTGAACTCTGAGCAGCGGCAGCAAAGCTGACTGGTGTGAATGATCTCGCCATTCATGTCTGTGGTGTACTCGTTCTTCATCTTGTCCTCCGTTGGTTGGCGGGGGCCGAAGCCCCCGCGCAGTGGTTAAGCGATCCGGTAGGCCCGACGACGGCCACCGTATGGTGAGGGCTGGACCTCGATCTCCGTCCCGCCGTTCCGCAGGTCGGTCAGCAGCGTGTGGACACTGCTCTCGGTCAGCCCAAGGAACCCGCCAAGCTGCTCGATGGTGAACCCCTCGCGGGCGTTGGACAGAAGATCGATGGCCCGCTGTCTGGTCTTGACGCCCATCCGGAACGTCACCGTCTCGGGTTCGTCATCGATGATGACGGGCTGTGGTGCCGGCTCTTTGATCTGCATGCCGACGACTCTGTTGTTCTCGATCACAAGCTCGAGTGTTGTACGTGTGAGTGACATATCGTACCTCCGTTATGTCAGGTTACCCGTTTCGGCCTAACAGCCATCATCAGGGGACAGCACACACTGCCCGACGGGTGGGGGGCCGAAGCCCCCCGGGGTCTTATGGGTCGATGGTGACCCGGGTCTTCTGATCGTCAAGCTCGATCCAGACCTTGGCGCCGCAGGACAGGGGCTTGTCCGGGCTATAGACTAGGCGGCAGGGGCCATCGATCTCTACAGCGTTGGCGTAATGGTTGTCCTTCCGGTTCTTGACCGTGAAGACCGGCCAGCGTTCGCCGCTCTTGGCGTTGGACCGGATCACGTGCTGGTTAACGTGAATGCGAGTGATAGCCATTGTTTCCCTCCGTTGGCTGGGTGGGGGGCCGAAGCCCCCCTGTTGGTTAGCGGATGCCTTTGACATGGCGCTTGACGTTGGTGACCTTCTTATTCTCTTCGAAGGCTGCTTCACCGTGAAGCTTGATGTAGTCGGCCTTGGATGGGGCTGACTCGCGGACGGTGTCTTCGACGATCATGAACCGCTGGTCGTTGTCCTCGAGGATGCCGGTCTTCAGTGCGTCGATCTCTGCTTTGATCAGTGCGGCGGCGGTTGCAAGCTCTTGCCAACGCTTGACCTTGTCGGCCTTGCGGTTGGTGGTGATCAGGTCGGTGACCTGCTGCTGAAATTGTGTTGCCATTGTGACCTCCGTGTCGTTGGCTGTTTCGATACCTGAAAGGTATCCCGCCCCAGATGGGAATGTCCAGCACTAAAATGGGATAAAATAAAAAAAGATAGCTCATTCTGAGCGCGGGTTCGGGGGTTACTGGGCCGGGTTACTGGTTCCGGCGGCATGGCTCGGACCCCCCACCCCCTAGATTTCGGGGGTCTAGGCGCTGTCGTGTCGTGTCGTGTTGGGTTGATAAATTCATTGGAAGATATTATCGTTCGGGCATGTCCGGTGCTCTCCACACGATTCCCGATCACGATCTGCGTGAACTGTTGCTGCTAGAAGAGCAGCTAAAGAAACTTGAAACCCGCGAAGCTGCACAGACCAGCTTCATGGCGTATGTCGATCATGTGTATGATGGGTTCATTGTTGGCCGGCATCACAAAATCATTGCAGAAAAGCTCGAGCGCATAGCATCGGGTGACTTGAAGCGTTTGATAGTCAACATGCCACCTCGTCACTCGAAGTCCGAGTTTGCTTCTTATCTTATGCCGTCCTGGTTCCTTGGCAGAAATGCCAAGTTAAAAATCATTCAGGCTACAATGAACACGGAACTTGCTGTAAGATTCGGACGTAAGGTCAGGGATCTTATTGCAGATCCGATATACCACGAGATTTTTCCAGACACTGACCTGAAACCGGACAGCCAAGCAGCAGGTCGATGGGAGACCAGCGCAGGCGGGGAATATTTTGCAGCCGGGGTGGGTGCTGCAATGACTGGTCGTGGTGCTGACCTTCTCATCATTGATGATCCGCACTCGGAGCAAGATGCTCTGTCCTCGACAGCGTATGACCATACATATGAATGGTACACATCTGGCCCGCGTCAGCGTTTGCAGCCGGGTGGATCGATTATCATCGTTCAGACACGGTGGTCCAAGAAGGATCTTACGGGCAGGTTACTGCAAGCGCAGGGTAACGACATGATGTCGGACCAGTGGGAGGTGGTTGAGTTTCCGGCCATCATGCCATCGGGGGAACCGCTCTGGCCTGAGTTCTGGAAAAAGGACGAGTTACTAAAAGTCAAAGCTGCACTGTCCGTGGGCAAATGGAATGCACAGTGGCAGCAAAATCCCGTGTCCGAGGAAACCGCTGTTATTAAGAGGGAGTGGTGGAACGAGTGGGAAGAAGAGGACATTCCGAATTTAGATTATGTGATTCAGTCGTATGACACGGCATACAGTAAGAAGGAGTCGGCTGACTTTTCTGCTATTACGACGTGGGGTGTATTTGAGCCGCATGGCAATGGTGATCAGCATTTGATTCTATTAGACGCGAAACGTGGCCGTTGGAACTTTCCTGAGTTGAAGCAGATTGCACAGGAAGAGAATGAGTATTGGGAACCTGACATGATGTTGATTGAGGCCAAGGCGACTGGTACACCTTTGGCTGATGAGATGAGGTTACTGAACCTGCCTGTAATTACGTTTGCTCCGGGGCGCAAGAAGGGCGGCGGGGGTCTTGATAAGATGACCCGCATGCATATGGCTTCGCCCATATTCGAATCAGGAAAAGTATGGTATCCTGCCGCGCAGAAGTTCGCGGATGAGGTAATCGAGGAAGTAGCTTCGTTTCCAAATGGCGATCATGATGACTTCTGTGATAGCATGACAATGGCCTTGATGCGGTTTCGCCAAGGTGGTTTTATCAGTTTACAGGGCGAAGAGCTAGAAGACTGGCTGCCGTCCAAGAAGCGAGAGTATTACTGATGTCCAAGTTTAAGACACCCAAGGCTAGAGAGTTACGCCGCCGGCAGTTAAGTCGGTCGGGTTACGACAAGGATATGATTGACGAGATTATTGAGCTTGAGTTTGATCTCGACGGGGCGCAGGCTCCGGGTACGCCTTTGCCGGGTAAGCGTTACAACACGGGTGGTGTGGTTAAGGGCTTTAGTCCGATTGCTCGACCACAGAAGTTTCGGGGTATCTTTTAGTGGCTGAGACAGCGGAAAAGAAAATAGAGAAGGATCTGAAGACCCTTCCGAAGTCTGTTCCGACTCCGAAGCCGCTGAACTATGTCGGCAATCCGGATGCCGAGGTCCAAGCTACACGGTTCGGGAACCTAGAGCTTCGCGCCGATTTAGAAAGTCGTTTGGCTTTGTCTCCGGTAGCTCAGTTAGGTTATGACATTATTGAGCGCGGGTTACTGGAGCCGACGGCTGGTGAGATGGGCGGGGACATTGTGCCTCGGTTTGGTGGTGGAACCAGTGTTGTGGGGTTAATGCTTCCGTCTACAGACTTAAACCCGGCGGGGGAAGACACTCCTACGGGCCGAAGATTTTTTGATGCGGATGTATTTAAGGCTGACCCAGAGGGTTCTGGTCTTAGGTACATGGCCCGTGATCTTGATCGTTTTGGCAAGGGGATTGAAGGTCTTTTGTCCTCGGACCGTGGTTCTACTGTTATTTACGACTCGGATCAGCCGAAGACAGAAATAAAAGACGGCAAGGTTGTTGATGTCCCCGGTACGATTGACAACGACTATTCTTTGAATACGTTGATGGAAGAGTTGGCGCATGTTGGTGTACGCGAGTTAGAGCGCAGGGGCATGGATGTTCGCAGTCTTCGTACAGAAGAGAATGCGATGGATATGTTGCAGGCTGAGTTAGCGCTGAGTGAGGGCATGATGCCAAAGAGCGATCAGCAGGTTAGTGACATGTCTGTAATGAAAAACAAGTATATGAGCATTCCCCGGAATGTGCTGGAAGACTACAACGAAGCGGCGTTGGCTGTTTTGGATGAACGTGGTGTTCCGCGCCGCGCTGTTCCGAAGAAGCAGGAGACGGGCATGGTAGACAGTATGTTAAACTTTTTTGGATTGAAATAAATGGCACTTCCTCCACAGATGGTTGATATGGCAATGGGCGCTGGTGGTCCGGCGGAACCCATGCCTGAAGAGATGATGGTGGAGTTACCCGCCGAGGACATGCTTCCAGAGGGCGTTGAGATGGCCGGCATGGAAGAAATGATCGAGGTTCAAGCTGCGATGTACGATCACAGCGCGAACTTGGCGGAGATCCTTGATGATTCGGTTCTTGGTTCGTTGTCCTCGGACCTTCGTGACAAGATTGAGGATGACAAGGAGTCGCGCGAGGATTGGGAAGAGGCGATTGCCAGCGGCTTGAAGTTGCTTGGTGTGAATTACGAGGAGCGCAGTGATCCGTTTCTTGGCGCTAGTGGTGTTCATCATCCGTTGTTGAGTGAGGCTGTTACGCAGTTTCAGGCGCAGGCTTACAAGGAGATGTTACCGGCGGGTGGTCCTGTAAAGGCACAGATTCTTGGAACGCCGAACTCGGCACTGGAGGATCAGGCCCAGCGTGTTGAAGATTTCATGAACTATCAGGTTACTGAGATCATGGAAGAGTATGATCCGGACACGGATCAGATGTTGTTTTATTTACCGTTGACGGGGTCCACATTTAAGAAGGTGTATTTTGATCCGGGCAAGCAGCGGGCTGTGTCGAAGTTTGTACCTGCGGAGGATTTGATTGTTCCGTATTCGGCGAGTGACTTGAACACAGCCGAGCGGGTAACTCATGTTGTTCGCATGACGGAGAACGAGCTTCGCAAGTTGCAGGTTGCTGGTGTGTACCGGGACGTGGACTTGCAGGCTGGAGATGATGACGATGAAGGACCGATTAGAGAGACTGGTAACGAGTTGCAAGGGATTCGTCCGTCGTATGGCGATGACGTTTTCACTCTTGTTGAGTGTCATACGGAACTTGATCTCGAGGGTTTTGAAGACATTGGACCCGAGGGTGAGCCTACGGGTGTTAAACTCCCTTACATTGTCACTTTGGATGAAGATTCAGGACAGGTTCTCTCGGTGGTGCGAAACTATAGAGAGGCGGATCCACTTCGCAGAAAGCGGCAATACTTCACTCATTTTAAGTTTTTGCCTGGGTTTGGCTTTTATGGCTTTGGCCTGTTACATACTATAGGAGGTTTGTCCCGTGCAGCGACCTCGATCCTTCGTCAGCTTATCGATGCGGGGACTCTTTCGAATCTTCCTGCTGGCTTCAAGGCTCGTGGTGTTCGTATTCGTAACGATGATGAGCCGCTTTCTCCTGGCGAGTTCCGTGATATTGATGCTCCCGGTGGTGACCTTCGGAATGCTCTTATGCCCCTTCCATACAAGGAACCTTCTGGGACACTTGCTCAACTACTGGGCGTTATCGTCGATTCAGGAAGACGATTTGCACAAGTTGCAGATGCAAAGATCGCAGACGCTAATTCACAAGCTCCCGTCGGAACCACGGTTGCACTGATTGAGCAAGGCTCGAAGATCATCTCTTCGATTCACAAGCGGCTGCACTACGGGCAAAAGCAGGAGTTTCGGTTACTTGCCGAGGTATTCGGGGATAACCCTGTACCTTACCCGTACTTTGTGGGACAGGGCGTAGCCGCTGACATTATGGCGCAGGATTTTGATGGCCGGGTAGACATTTTGCCTGTGTCGGATCCGTCTATCTTCTCAATGTCACAGCGTTTGTCGCTGGCACAGACGCAGATGCAGTTGGCGCAGGCTGCTCCGCAGCTTCACAATCAGTACGAGGCGTATCGCCGGATGTATGATGCGCTGGATGTGAAGAACATTGACGCGATTTTGCCGCCACCTCCGCAGCCGCAGCCTATGGATCCAGCTACAGAGAACGCTGCTGCTGTGAAGAACATGCCGTTTCAGGCATTTCCGCAGCAGGATCATGAGGCGCACATTCTGGCGCATGCGATGTTCTTGTCGTCACCTGTGTCAGGGGCCAACCCACAAGCCTTCTTGCTGCTCCTCTCGCATGTGCAGGAGCACGTTGGTATGCTTGCAAGGGATCAGGTTAGTGCATTCTTCCAGAACGCCATGCAGGAGGCTATGGCGGCGGGTGAGCCACCTGCACAGATTGACCCAGCTACGGTTGAGTCCGCGATTGCACAGCAGGTTAGTGAGATCATGCAGCAGATCATGCCAATGATTCAGCCGGCCCAGCAGCAAGATCCGTTGGTCGCGATTCGTCAGCAAGAGTTGCAGAACTCGCAGATGGAAATCCAGCGTAAAACAGCAAATGATCAGATGGACTTCCAGATTGATCAGGCCAAGTTGCAGCAAGCCTATGACTTGGCGCAGCAGCGTCAGGAGTTGCAGGAAGATATCGCTGGCGCACGTAACGATGTGAATATCTATCGCATCAACACACAGGCAGCATTGTCGAGGAACAAGTAATGACTAATAGAGCACCAAAAACTCCTAAAAAGAAAAACAAGAATACTAAAGAAACTTCTGCGGCGATGGATACCTTCATGGCTGTGGGACCATACGCTCAAGACATCATAAATTATGGAATGCATGGTTTAGCTGGAATTGGCGGAGCTTTGACTGGACGCGCACTGTATAGGTCTAAGAAAATGAGGGACAAGCACGACAGAGAGCTTGGACGCAAAAAAGGCGGCGCAGTGATGAAAGCACGTGGTGGCACCTTCAAGGGAATTTTCTAAATGATTCAAGCATTGATAGGGCCGATTGCTTCTCTGGCCGGCACGTGGCTGGAAGGTAAGGTTGAAAAGACCAAGGCCGAGACAGGAGCGAAAGTTGCGCGGGCTAAAGCCGAGGCTACGATTATGGAGAAGAAAGCTACGGGCGAGATCGACTGGGATCTCGAGATGGCTCGTGGCAGTCAGTCGTCTTGGAAAGATGAGTGGTTGGTAATATTGTTCTCGGTTCCGCTCATTTTGAGCTTTATCCCGGGGATGGAGGGTGTAGTTGCAAATGGTTTTGAGCAGTTGGACAAGATGCCGGATTGGTATCAGTATTCCCTTGGTGTTATTGTTGCTGCTTCTTTTGGCGTACGTAGTGCTACCAAGTTTTTTGGTAAGAAGTGATGATCATGTGGGATATGCACAATCGCACCACACTAGAACAGGCGGAGAAGAATCGTGGCCGAAGTTACGATGGAAAGATTTCTGCGGTGGAAGATACTTCCCCGCTTGATGATGCTTATGATGTCAATATCGGCTTGGCGGGTAGTGGAGTGGTTTATGACTTTGCCGGATCCAACTCCAGCGCAGGCCGGTCTGGTAAGTGTAGTCACGGGGGCCATGACAGGTGCATTTGCGGTCTGGCTGGGCCACGAAAAAGAAAAGGTTAAGTAGATGGCACGACCACGTATTAGGCAGTTTGCTGGTGACATGGGAATCGGCTATGATGATGCCAAGGATCTTATCAACAAGGGCCGGCGCCGCAAAGACGGTGGCTCTCAAGTGCTGGAGAGCAACATGAACAAGATGCGTGGATATCAAAAAGGCGGCACAGAGAAAATGACGCGGCCTACACCTCTCACCGAAGCAGAGAAAAGATATCGGGATTACATGGGTGACCCTGATATTCCGGAGAACTACAAGGACGCCGTTCGGAAAAACCCAAGTATGATCGACCCAGATCACCCAATTAGCACAGAAGGTCAGGGACCGCGACCGACGAGACCCACTCCAAAGCCGCCACGTGGTAAAAGAGGCGAGGTTTATGCAGCCGATGGCAAGTATATGTCCTGTCGTGGCATGGGCAAAGCGATACAAGGCACTAAGTTTAGCGGAGTGAAGTAGATGCCGCCACCTAACAGAGACCCATACGGAATGTCCTTCGAGGATCGAGGCCCGACCAACCCGAGGCCAACGATGGACACACGTCCTGTGGTTGACGACCCAGGAACGGGCTACATGAGCCAGCCTGTATTTGAGTCTGTGAAGGGGATCACTGATACTAACCCGTATGGCCAAGAGGGATTCTTTAGTCGTGTTTTTGGAATTGATCCCAGCAAGATTGACTACACAAATACTCTTGGCACACAGGGCATCGCCAATGTTCGCAATCTAGCTTACGACCAGTTTATGAACCCCTTGGACAGCAGGGGTCAGGTTCGTGGTATGCTGGACGAGGGATCTTTGACTAGGTTTGGCCCGGTGACCCGAGATCCAAACAGGCGCCCGGACCGAGGCATCGCTAGCATGCTGCCGATTGTTGGTCCGATGCTGCGTTTTGCAGACAGAGGAAGTGAGCTTTCTGTTCCGGGGGCACAATTCCCGACAGAAGCTGGGCCTTCTTACGTTCCGGCAGCGAGTGTGCCTATGGGAGTTCAAGATAATTTTGTGCAATCCTCTATTCCAACCACGACAAGCATAGATGTCCTTGATGAGTTGCAAGGTCCGCCGGAACTTCGAATGGATGAAACTGTGACTCCCGAAATGACCACGATTCAAGGTGTTTTGGATTTCCCGGGCACTGACCAGGACCGTACATTTCAAAACGTAAGTAGCGGGATAGGAACTGAAGCGTTATCTCCGGATAATCTTCTTCAATCTTATTTAGAGAGGTTTCCACTTTACCGATGAAAATTGAAATAAAACTAATTCCAGACGGGTTAGATCTGGCAAAAGAGATTCAAGACGGCATCCCTGTTGATCAGATGGTCAACGGCGGCGATGACGAGGGTGACTCTTGTCCTGCGGCAACACAGGACATTGACCTTAATTTAGAAAACAGACAGGAAGCCATTGATGAATACGGCTATGGACCGTTAAACCCAAATCTGGATGACACTGGAAAGAACGATGATTTTTGGCAGAACATAGCTGACACCTTTAACGCAGATATAGAAGCAGCAAAAGAAAGCCGCTGCGGAAACTGCGCTGCTTTTAATCTCACCTCACGCATAAAAGACTGCATCGCCACGGGTATTGGCATGGATGATGGCGCAGATCCTTTTGAATCTGTTAAGGCCGGCGACATTGGGTACTGTCAGTTTTTAAAGTTTAAATGCGCTTCAATGCGTGTCTGTAATGCATGGGTCTCTGGCGGCCCCATAACAGATGAAAAAATGATGGCATAATGGATATCGTAGATTTTCTATCAAGGTATCAGAAAACCTTGCAAAACCGGGTAGATGATATTAGCATCTCCCTGACTAGCGGTGGCGCATCTGATATGGAATCATATCGTGCTATGGTAAGTGAGATTCAGGGGATCACTTATGCGCTAGAAGAGTTACGCACCCTGCTAAAAAAGGTGAATTATGACGACGCTTCTAGTCCCTGATCACGTTCTCCGGCAGCAGCAAGCCAAGAAAAAAGCTGAAGAAGAAGCCTCTAAAAAAACCGCCCTAGAAAGAGTTCCTCAACCGACCGGTTGGCGAGTTCTTGTTATGCCGTACAAAGGCAAGGACAAGACTGAGGGCGGGGTATACGTTCCCGATCAAGCCAAGGACCGAGAAGCACGAGCCACTGTTGTGGCATATGTTGTTAAGGTTGGTCCCTTAGCCTATCAGGATCAGGACAAATTTGGTCCTGATTCCGAGCCGTGGTGCAAAGAGGGCGACTGGGTTTGTATTGGTCGGTATTCCGGATCGCGTTTCCAGATTGAAGGTGGCGAGGTTCGCATCATCAATGACGATGAGGTCATTGCAACAATCGTCGATCCAGACGATATCAAGACATACGGAGCATAGTATGCAGAACAATCTCGCAGAAGAGCAAGATGTAGAAATTCCCGAGACCGAGGGTATCGAGGTCGAGCCGGTAGAGGAGCAGCCTGAAGCAGAGCAAGAGGCGGCTGACTCGGAAGGCAAGGAAGATGAGTTAGAGCAGTATTCAGAATCCGTTCAAAAGCGGATATCGAAGCTAACAAACAGATTTCGTGAAGAAGAACGGCAGCGGCCAGGCCGCGATTGAATACGCGGAAGCGGTTCAAAAGCAGAACGAAGATTTAAAAAGCCGTTTGAATAGTAGACGAGTCTTACGTTGGTGAGTTTGGTAGCCGTTTGAAGCTGACGCTGCGCAGCTAAGGAGCGTACAGGAAAGCGTATGAAGAGGTGACGAGAGGATGTTTGATGCACCAGCATCATTAGTCAGATTGCCTTAGAGCAGGCTCGTTATCAGGAAGCCAAGCGCGTCGAACGAAGAGCGACAGCAACAGCCGGCAGCAGAGCTCGTGCACAACAGGTGCCGCACCGCAGCAGGCAAGCCTGATCCAAAGGCCGAGGCGTGGGCGTCTAAGAATGATTGGTTTGGCAACGACCAGACCATGACATACGCCGCTTTTGGTATTCATCGGCAACTTATCGATGCCGATGGGGTTTGACCCCACGTCAGATGAGTTATTATAGTGAGCTTGATAAACGTGTTCGCACAGAGTTTCCCGCACAAGTTTGCGGAGACAAACGCGATCACCGGACCCAGAGTCGCTTCTGCTGGGTCCACGGCTTCAAGTCGTCGTCAAAGGGGCGCAGAACAGTCAAACTGACTCCATCGCAGATTGCGATTGCGAAACGATTGAATGTTCCGCTCGAGGAATATGCCTAAGTACGTAAAGGAGTAAGAAATGGCTGAAAGAACTACACGCGAAGCAAAGAGTCGCGCAAACACTCAGCGGCGCAAGCCCTGGGCACCCCCATCCAAGTTGGATGCACCTGATGCACCAATCGGTTTTAAGCATCGTTGGGTTCGAACCGCGCTTCGGGGCGAGGATGACCTGACTAACGTACACTCTAAGTTGCGTGAAGGCTGGGAACCAGTACGTGCTGACGAGTATCCCGACATGGGAGATCGCTATCCAGTGATCCAAGAGGGGAAGAATGCAGGAGTTATCGGTGTCGGCGGTCTTATGCTGTGCCGTATTCCTGAAGAAACGGTCGAGGAAAGAACTGAATACTATCGGGAGCAGACCCGCAATCAAATGAAAGCCGTTGATGAAAACCTTATGAGGGAACAACATCCCTCGATGCCTATCCACAACGATAGGAAAAAGTCGTGTAACCTTCGGCGGGAAAGAACTCCCCCGAATAACCTGTGAGGTGAACAGATGGCAAACCCAATGTTGCATTCGGTCTAAAGCCGATCAATACCGCAGGTAGCACTCCAGCTACTTCCGGTACTAATGCATACTTCATCGACAGTGGTGCTTCCGCGATTTATCAGGGTTCTCCGGTTAAAGCTGTAAGATGGTGGTGAAATCGCCATTGGTTCTGCTACCGGTGACACTGATAAATACGTAGGTGTGTTCGCTGGCTGTGAGTATGTTTCTTCCACTACTGGTAAGAAGGTCTTTTCCAATTACTGGCCTGGTTCGGGCGCCGACACAAACTTCGATATTATCGGACACGTGTACGACAACCCGATGCAGCGTTTCATAATTGCTACAGACGCTACTTTCACAGATCGCGCTACTGCAATCGCTTCTATCTTTGAGAACACTCAGCTTGATAGCGGTGCAAGCGGCAGCACAACCACCGGTAACTCCAGTGCTAAAATGGATGTCGCCACTCTCGACTCAAGCAACACATCTCTTCCTTTGAAGATTGTGGGCATTCAAGCCGACGTTGAGAATGAAGACTTCGCTGCCGCTGGCATTCCGATGATTGTAATGATCAACAACCATGCACTTCTGGGCGCTGACTCAGAAGCGGCAGCATCGTAAGGAGGGTAGTTAGTTATGGCTATTTCTCGCGCACAACTCGCTAAAGAGCTTGAGCCTGGCCTCAATGCCCTCTTTGGTATGGAGTACAATCGCTACGAGGGTCAGCATTCCGAAATCTTCGACACCGAGGCATCAGATCGGGCATTCGAGGAAGAGGTGATGTTGTCCGGATTCGGAGCCGCACCGGTTAAGAACGAAGGTGCTGGTATCTCGTTCGATGACGCTCAAGAGGCGTATACCGCACGGTATACACACGAGACTGTTGCTATGGGTTTCTCGATCACCGAGGAAGCTGTAGAAGACAATCTCTACGACCGCCTAGCATCTCGCTACACTCGTGCTCTGGCACGTTCAATGGCGCACACCAAGCAGGTTAAGGCAGCTTCTGTTCTTAACTCTGCGTTTACCGCAGGCGCAACTGCTGGTGGTGACGGTGTGGCACTTTGCGATGCTTCACACCCGCTGACAAACGGTGGCACTTTTGCCAACGAGCCGGGTACTGCCGCAGACCTGAACGAGACTTCTCTCGAAGACGCACTGATCAGCATCGCTGGTTTCGTCGATGAGCGTGGCCTTGTCATTGCCCTTCGTGGCATGAAGCTGATCGTTCCACGCCAGCTTCAGTTTGTAGCAGAGCGCCTGATGGTGTCTAACCTCCGCGTCGGCACTGCTGACAACGATGTTAACGCCCTCAAGAGCATGGGCATGCTTCCAGAAGGCTACGTAGTCAACGACTACCTGACCGACACAGATGCGTTCTTCATCAAGACGGATGCACCTAACGGCCTGAAGCACTTCGAGCGTATGCCGCTTGCAACCAACATGGATCCGGATTTCGATACCGGCAACATGCGGTTCAAGGCTCGTGAGCGTTACAGCTTCGGCTTCTCTGACCCACGTTGTGTGTTCGGTTCACCCGGCGCCGCGTAAGGTCACAAAAATCCTCCCCACTGGGGGCCGCGATTGCGGCCCCCTTTTTTTTAGGGTACTATGCATAAGTCCCTGACAGATTCATTGTGGATCTGACACTAGCCACGACAGGAGATCTAAATGGCTACAACTACTTTTTCTGGTCCAATTAAGGCCGGAACCATTAAAAACACTACCGGCACAACACTCGGCAGCAACATTGCTAATGTTGGTCAAGTTGTTATGGCTCAGACTTTTTCAGCAGATCTTTCCGGGGGCGCACTTGCCGCATCCGTTACAGATGTTGTTATTCCAGCAAACTCTCAGATCATTGACTGCGTGATTGATGTAATCACCGCAGCCAATACCACAACCAACCTGAGTGTCGGTGACACTGTGGGTGGTGCGGCTACAGTTCGTGAACACATTTGCAATCGGGACAACTGCTGGTCGTAAGTATCCAACAACTCAGGCTGGCGCTGCATTGGCTTGGCAGGACACTGGTACAGCGGACATCCGTCTTGACTGTTACTGGCTCTGCTCGCAACAAACGCAGGTCTTGTTCGCGTTACTATCCTGTATCAGCAGAACAACAACCTAGCTTAGTAGGAGGGCGGAATGGCTGCTTCTATTACAGCAAAGACTGCCTACAGCTACAGGAACATTGCAGGGCGGTAGAACTCGTCTAAAGGCGTTCTACGTAAAGACCGCCTGCCAGTGGTTCGCCTGCGGCTTGTGTTTAAGAACGGGAGCGGTGGTGCAACATTGCTGCTCTATGGTGTTTCACACATCAGGATGACAATCAAATCACCATTCCTGATCACGGTATGATCTTCGAGGATGAGTGTCACGTGACACTAACCAACGTAGATTCTATAACCTGGGTTCTTTGGTTAATGGCCAAGAAGAAAAAAACGGTCAGTCTTTCAGTGAAGCGGGGGGAAAAACTCCCCGCTTCCAAAGGCGCCGGACTTACGGCTAAGGGCCGATCCAAATATAACAGGGCAACAGGTTCTAAATTAAAAGCACCTCAGCCCGGTGGCGGCAAACGTCGCACATCGTATTGCAAACGATCTGCCGGTCAGATGAAAATGCATGGGATTAGCTGTAAGAAGACGCCAAAGAAGCGTATTTGCGCGGCGCGTCGGAGATGGAAATGCTAGATGAAAAGACCTTGGTTAAAGCCGGTGTTATTGGTTTTGGGGGCGTGGCTCTTTCTCTTGTGGTTTGGATCCTCACGACACTAATAGAGGTCGATAAGCGCACGGCGGTTATTGTGGTGAAGGTTGAATCTAACCACAAGATGTTGACACCTTTATGGGAAGATTACGTTCGGAGACAAAGAAATGGCGATGTCGCGTGGTTCGATGAGGCAGCAGATATCCAAGCCTCCACAAAAGAAAAAATGGACCAAGGCTCGTAAGGCAAAAGTGAATTGCAAGCGTCCTAAAGGGTTTAGTGAAAAAGCACATTGCGCCAGTAAGAGGAAACGAAGGAATGGCTAAAGATGCATGCTATCGCAAAGTTAAGGCAAGATATAAGGTTTTCCCGTCGGCGTACGCAAGCGGGGCCATCGCCAAGTGCCGTAAGGTCGGAGCCGCAAACTGGGGCAACAAGGGCAAGAAGAAAACCAGAAAAGCCGCCGCTGGAGGCATCACCGAGCAACGTGCCAAACGTCCGTTCCGAGGAAACCTAGAGTCCAACCAAGTTGTGGCTCGAGGTTGCGGCGGTGTGATGAACGGACGGCGGAAGAAGACACGCTGCTCTTAGCGATGATCCATGCATTTTTATTGTTTGTGTTCGTTGGGATAGGGAGAAGAAAAGAAGCTGGTAAGTAACGACATGTACTTTCGAGATATTAACGAGTGTACGTACTTTGCTCGACAGCTTCACAAACAAGGTCAGAAGATCACCGCCTATTGTGTGCCTCGGCTGGTTGATGAAGATACGAAGGTTTATTGATGGATCCCATATCAGCAATGGCAACCGCGTCAGCGGCATTTTCGGCTCTAAAAAAGGGCTTTGCTGTTGGTCGGGATATCGAGGCGATGGCGTCTGATCTTTCTCGTTGGATGGGTGCTCTGTCCGATTTGGACCAGATGGAAAGAGAGGCAAAAAACCCCCCGAATTTTTAAAAAACTGTTTGGGGGTCAAAGCGTCGAGCAAGAAGCCATAACGACCTTTGCTAACAAGCAAAAGGCGCAGCAGCAACGCTATGAGCTACAGCAGTGGATTTCTTTGACGATGGGCAAGTCAAAATGGGATCAACTCGTGGCAATGGAAGGTCAAATAAGAAAGAGGACGCAAAGAGACGTTGTATCGTCAGCGTGAGCGACGACGTAAGTTTGTAGAGATTGTAGCGTGGATTCTGTTTTCCGGAATTGGTGTCGCGGCTTTATTGGCCTTTATACTATTGTTAAAAGCGCATTCAGCTAGTGCTGATCAAATGGTTACTTGTCGTAAGGTGAAGTGTGAAAAGCTGGATAACAGAGAAATGGTTTGCGTATTCCGAGGCGCAAACAATACCATTGAGTCTCAGTTTTTTCAGTACCTAGAATTTGTGCCAAACGAATATCAGTGCAAGTATGACCCGAATGCAAAAAAAGACATGACAATACAAGAGAGTCTTGAACAAATACGAAAGTCGAGAGACTGAGATGGCTGTACGAAAAACCAAAAAAGGATTGGCGTTAAAGCGCTGGTTTAAAGAGGATTGGAAAGATGTACGCACTGGCAAGGCGTGTGGCAGAAAAAAGGGTGAAAAGCGTGGCACTCCTTATTGTCGTCCTTCCAAACGAGTTTCTTCGAAGACTCCTAAAACATCGTCAGAAATGACAGCGGCTGAAAAGCGTAGTAGAATCAGTCAAAAGAAACGCATTGGACAGCCTGCCGGTAAGCCACGACGGGTTAAATCACTAAAGAGAAGGAAAAAATAATGTCTCATTGTTCTCCTCGAAAAGCCGCTGCCGGGCGCGATGGTAATGCCTACTCGCAACAACAAGGCTCCTAGCCGCACTCGTTTTAAAATGGGTGGTGGTAACTTCCCCGACCTAACAGGTGATGGTAAGGTCACGAAGCAAGATATTCTAAAAGGTCGCGGCGTTCCTGGTTTTGGTTACGGCGGCACACACAAGAAGAATAAATAGATGGCAACTTCCGGATCCAGAGATTTTGATCTCGATGTAGCAGAGATTATCGAAGAAGCATATGAGCGGTGCGGTCTTGAGGTTCGCACCGGTTATGATGCGCGTACGGCTCGTAGGTCTCTGAATCTTATGTTTGCAGACTGGGCTAACCGTGGCTTGAATCTGTGGACGGTGCAGCAGGGAACACAGGCGTTGACCGCAGGAACTGCTACGTACACCTTCGACACAGCGTACACCGATCTACTTGAGGTTGTGATTCGAAGAAGCGGCACGGACTACCAGCTTGACCGCATGTCTCGAAGCGAATACTTGACGACGCCCAATAAAACACAGACAGGACGCCCCAGCCAGTATTTCTACAACAGGCAAGTAACACCACAAGTTACACTGTGGCCGACTCCTGAAAATTCGACAGACAGCTTAGTTTATTATTACGTGCAAAGAATTCAAGACGCTGATGCTTTGGTGAACACCACGGATGCACCGTTTAGATTTCTGCCGTGTATGGTCGCTGGTCTTGCATACTATCTTGCGATGAAGAAAGCGCCGGAACGTGTGCAGCTTTTGAAAGTGGTTTACGAAGAAGAGTTTCAACGAGCCGCAGATGAAGATGAAGATCGTGTGGCTCTCAAGCTACAGCCAAGCATTCAGTATCTGAGGGTGAACTAATGGCGCGGTTCGCTTCAGGAAAAGACGCCTGGGGCTATTCGGATAGATCCGGCTTCCGGTATCGTCTTCGAGAAATGGTTACGGAGTGGAATGGTTTAAAAGTCGGACCTGATGAGTATGAGACGAAGCATCCTCAACTACAGCCCGTTCGAGTGGGGCCGGATCCGCAGGCTCTTCACAATCCACGACCGGATCAGAGGGCCGAGGTAGGGGTCGCTCGGTTGTTATCGGCGAATCCGTTTTTGTCGAGTTCTTCTGGCAGCGCCGTAATTACGGTGGTAGAGCCTTCGCATGGACGTACGACCGGTGATACTGTAAGGTTCCGCAAAGCCGAGGCTTTTGATGGATTCACCGAAGCTGCACTGGAGAGCGCAAGTGGTTACACGATTACTGTCACTGATTCAAATCTGTATACCTTCACGGCTTCGTCGGGCACCGCAACCGCAGGTAATTCACGAGGCGGCGGTGAGAATGCGACTGTCGGACCGGTGACTCTGGAGAAGTAGATGGCATTTACATACGCACAACTGAAGACAGCGATACAGGATTATACAGAAAACACTGAAACGTCCTTCGTGACG